AACTAGTTATAGCAAATCCTCCGTTACTTGCAGGTGCAGTAAATGTGATTGATACTGATGTTGGTCCAACTACCGAAGCAGTACCTATGGTTGGTGCACCTGGAGTGCCGGCCCAATTGCCGGATTGTCTTAATTGTGCTTGACTAGATGTATTGAAAAATCCAGAGGCAGTAGTAGAATTTGCTGTTACTTGCGTAGCAGACATTACTCCACCCCAGTATCTCTTAACCATTTTAGCTTATGTCCTCATAACTACATGTAATTATCAATGCATTTGCTGTTCCAGCAGTAGCACCTAAACTCGTGTTTTCTTCTAAGTAATATTGACTTGACTTATCTATGATGTTTAACGTAGCATTGGCAGGAACAGCCATATTACCTGCAATAGCAAATTGTGTTCCACCAATATTGGCTGCGTTATACCAACCAATCGTTATTGTTGCGGCTGATCCTGTATAGTTACTCACATTTAGTGTGTTAACTTTTAAACACTTACCGCTACCTGATGCATTGTTTAAAACAGTTGTTGCACTTGTACTTGTCAAATTAGCACCTGTTGTCTTGCCGTTTATTGTTGTTGCCCCGATTAAATTTGGTGCTGCCATATTATCCTCCGAATACTAAACTATAGCCTGTTATATAGGCATTACTACTGCCGCCAGCACTTGCTGTAGCAAAACTTAAATTGCCTGAGCCGTCAGTAGTTAAAACTTGGCCGGATGTACCGCCCGTAATATGTATATTTGCTATAGGACCCAAAGTGACGTTGGCAGCAGTATAATTTATATTACCTGCTTGATTAATCATACTTGATGAAACTTTTGTTGTCATTAGTTATCCTTTAGTAAACAATTTAGTATTTATCAAATTACTTAACACACTTTTAGCAACAAAATAAATTTAAAAATCAATTAGGATAAAGTCCAGATTTGTGAAACTGTTGCGGCACCTTGTTCCTGAGTAACAATTTCTTCACCTGAACTGTATGCATATGTTGGTGCAGGGGTAATTCCTGTAATTTCTGTGCGCTCTATTTCACCTATAATACCAGTAGTAATAGTAGCGACCGTAGCAATAGTAGCTTCTAATGTTTGTGCATGTATATCAGTTATTTCGGTGTCAATATATTCTATAGACTGCAAGGTGCTATCTATAATGTCACCTATAGTGATTGAAGTAACAGTATTAACAGTACTAACTATAGCTTCTAGTCCCTGAGAATGTATATCAGTAACTTCAGTATCTATATACTCTAATGATTGTATGCTAGTCGAGGCATTCTGAAGTAACATTGGATTACCAGTTCTAATAACATTAGTTTTTGACCCGCCGGGTATCGCTGTTACCATAGTGGCTGAATTCAATATAGGTTCTGAGGGGTTAGTCACTACTACAAGTGTAGCTGTACCACCACCTACTGCAGCCAATGTAGTGTTTCCAATAGGTGCGTCTGAACTAACTGTTACGTCAGTATTAGTAATAGTTCTCACAGCCGCACTGTTATCAATTACAGTAGCAGATTGACAGCATAATAGTGAAGTCTGTGTACCGGTAATAGCTGATATGTTTGTTCCGCTACTTTGTGTAGCTGTAAGAGGGCTAGTAGGTACAGTAAAATTACCTGTATATACTGCTACACCTTTGACTATTCTAAGATTACTAATGTTTCCTGCAAAGAATCCATAACCAGTACCTGGCCCAGATATTTGTATAGGTCCTTGACCGGTATAGTTGGTAGTATCGGCAGAAGTGTGTGCTGTTTGCCCGACACCGTTAATCCAAAATCTAAGATTGCTAGAACCTGCGCCATTTCTAGTAATAGCTACATGAGTCCAAGAACCAGAAATTGGATTACTAGTAAGGCTACTTAGTGCTATACTATAAAGACTAGAGGCAGCCCAACCGTTTTGCCAGTAAAGAGTACTACCGGTTATGACTATCCCCCAATTAGGAACACTAGCTGTAGTTTGAGTTAATATGTCACATGCACCGTCGGTAGTTTTGATCCAGAATTCTATCGTAAAACTACCTGTGCCAAATGCAAAATCTGCACTAGTAGGTATACTGAGTTTTGACGTAGTTCCATTAAAAGATGCACTATAACCAGGTACAGCTAACACATTTGTTGCATTACCGGTAAGACTTGCATTAGATATTTGGGCGCTAGTTACACCTGAAATTGTGTAAGGTACTAGTCCACCTGAGGTTAAACCTCTAACTGTAGCAGTAAACGCAGTTGTTCCACCCCAATAAGTTCCAGGAGTACTACTAACGAAACTTATTATATTAGTTATAGTTATTGTCCTAGAATATGCTCCTGCAGTAATTACCATAGTAGCTGTTGTAGCTGTACTTTGTGTAGCTAAATTGATAGCAAGTGAAGCTAATGAATTACTAATAGTAAAATTACCAGTGAGACTAGCATCACTTATTTGAGCACTGGTTACACCTGTTATGGTATATGCTACTGTACTACCATCTGCAAGGTCATCACCATATGATATTGTTACTGTCTCTCCCCAATATGCAGATGTGTGAGTACTAGTAAGTCCACCTGCCGGAGTAGCGAAAACGCCACTAGTTAAAAATGTGTGTACTGTGTCACCACTTACTGTAGTAACAGTGCCGCCCGTTGCTCGTTGGCCACCCGAATACCTGATTACTACAATACCACTACCACCTGCGCCACCTTCATTAGTAGCAGAATAATGTGAACCACCTCCACCTCCGCCACCAGTATTAACACCACCTGCGCCACCACGTTTATTAGTCTGGGCGCTAGTAGTTCCGATTTCAGCCACTGCACCTGAATTTAGTGCAGAGCCTCCGCCTGTACCATTAGTAGTGCCGGCGCCTTGTCTTGGTGCACCACCACCACCACCACCTAAACCACCATTACCGCCGAATACACTATAGCCAGCACCTGCGCCGCCGCCTGCCCAATAATAACTAGTTCCTAAAATATTATTGACTAAACCGATACCACCGTCTGCTTGTTGACTACCAGTCTGAGTTGCGGCAGCACCTGCGCCACCGCCGCCACCAGGATACCATGTTACTCCACTAGCGGCACCATTGTTACCTTGCCCCGCTGTACCAGTTCCCGGTAAACCACCGTAACTAGCCGCACTTTGACGAGCACCAGAACCGCCACCGCCAGAGCCACCGTTACCTGCAGGAGAACCTGATGTGTCATGGGAACTTGCACCGCCGCCACCACCTATAGCAGTTAATCCTAATGCTGTTGTATTTTGTCCGTTTGATCCGGCAGGGCTAGCTGTACCAGCAATTGCGCCGGTGCCACCTGCACCAACTGTAATAGTGTAACTACCTGCTACTGATAAATCAGTGCCAGCAAGGTATCCACCAGCGCCACCACCACCACCCATATTTGAGCCGGCGCCACCACCACCAGCTACTACAAGATATCTTACAGTCATTCCCGGTGTAATAGTAATTGATGCTGAATAAGATCCTATCATGATAGTTAACGTATTCGTTGTGCTTACTTTAGCTTTGGTAGGAATACTAATTGTAGTTGCATAATTAGTAACTGTAAGACTACCGGTTAATGGTGTATTATTAATATCTGCACTACTGATATCAGTGATAGTATAGTTTACTGTAGCAGAACTAGTTGTATGATAATAAGTAAGATTAATTGTACTGCCTGATATAACTGTAGCGGGTGTAAGAGGACCAAATCCCGGAGGAAATGTGGTGAGACCGTCCCAAGCATAAGTTCCTGAATATACGCCGGCTGTTGTAACGCCTGTAGTTACATAAGTTGTGGCATTAACAGTTTGTGACTTTAATACATTAGTTTCAGTGCCGCCAGTAGTAACAGTAGTATTGAATACAGAATCAATAGTTAAACAAGTGCCAGCATTGGTATAATTACCTGATGGGGCCGCTAAATGATAGAAAGTACAATTTCTTAAGGCTAAATTGTTAGTTCCATAATTATCATATTGATAACTCCACGCATTGTTAGCATTTGTTTCAGAGAATACACAGTTATAAAAATTACCCTTAGCACTGGCACCTTTAAAGTAAGCAACCTCATAACTTGTTGTCCTACCGTTATTATTTCTTTTAATAATAGCACCGTATATTTTACTACTAGTGTTAGCAAAATGAAATATTGCGCTATCTCTGCCTGCACTGTTGGCTGTATGCTGTATAATTACTCTTCCCGGAGCACAAACGAATTCTCTGTGATTGCCACCGTCAGTTAGACCAACACTACTTCCATTAACCGATGTGGGGGTAATAGTATAAGTACCCTCCAAAATCACAAACATTGTAGCAGTAGCTGAGGTGTTCTGTGCTAATGCATAATCTATAGTAAGATAGGCAGCACCTACACTATTTCCCGTGTTACCATTACTACCGGTACTGGCACTAATGTACTTGATTGTACCAGTGAATGCATCTACTAGGCTGTCATAGGCGTCAGGGAAATTATAAATGTTAAGTGCGTTTGGTAATGCCATTATAGATTATCCTATATTAACGTGTTTAGCTATTTCAAAAATTTCCGAGACGTTGATACCTTTAGGTATCATATCTTCATCAATAATATCGTCTACTCCATCGCCGTTTCTCAACGCATGAATACAATAAGCAACCGTATCATCTTCTAAGGCGGTCAGTTCGTGTAGATAATCTTTGTGAATATAAATCATATGCGGTGCGGTGAATTCAGATATACCAAGTTCAGTTTCTACTTTTAACTTACCTGAAGATAAAAATGTAATGTGATTGAAGGGGTGCTTATGACCAAGCTCGGTATCACCGGCTTTTTCAAATTTCATTTCTCTGGTGTAGAGATTTGCAACACATGCTATTTTTATAATAGGT